TTATTTGACGTGCAGACAGTCTGGATTTTTCGAATTGAAAAGTGATGGTGATCTGATTGCGAGTGGAAGAACTGGACCTTCATCTTTGAATGTGAATTTTTCGTTTTTTCCATTCAGAAATATAGATTCTGGAAAAGTTCTTGTGCTAGAATTCACGCAGGGGACAGGAGGTCCCGCAACTGACATTGAAGCTTATTTACAAGCTTCATTAATTTAAGGAGGATTAATATGGATAAGCGGGAAGTTTTCACGATTGTAGAAGATGACCTAACGGGCGAGGGCGTAAAACTCCCAGCACGTCAAGAGGGTGATAGTCCGAGTTTAAAGAATGGTGTCATTGGTTTCAGCTTCAAGGATAGTGCTGGCAATCTTGTATTGCCACAGCTTGATTCATCAGGTCGATTGCCGACCACTCCAATTGCTGGTGCTTGCAAATATGGCTATGCAAAAGCAACACCCGCTGGACTTGGAAGTGACACAGCACTTGGTGAGGTAACTGGAGCCCTTGCAAAGAAATATAATGAATTTGAAGTCTCATTGTCTTGTATGTTCCCTACATCTTGGGAATTGGTCTACATTGACGATGCGGCTGGAACTCCAGTTGAGACAGTTCTTTGGTCAAGAGTGACTGGCCCTGGTGATTACGGGGTTGAGGTTCAATTTGAGTGTATTGAAGTTGATACCACTGGTGGAACTGGTGTTCAGAAGTTTCAAGTGAGAGGCGCTCAATTGACTGGTGCTGTTAGTGATATGCGCGGTTATATTGGAGTGAGAGAGGTTTAATTAAAAATAGTTTTTAAAATTTGATAAATTTTCAATAAAAAATAGGAGATAAAAAATGGCAACTAAAACAATAACTATCAATGGCGCTGGCAGTTCAGGTGCATTACACACAAGCGGTGGTGGACTTTATGTAATTTCAGGTTCTGACTCGCGAGTGAAAGATTCAGCTACCTATGTTGAGCCGCAGTTCAATGGAGATATGCTTTTGAGATGTGTTTATGACAACTCATCTGGAAACAATGCCCTATTTCATAAGGTAAAAGGCCACATCAAAATGCAATTGATTGATAAAGATGACAATGTGGTAAAGGAAATTTCAAAGCCTCTCGACGAAGGGATTGGAAACAGGTCTTTCGGGATCAATCTTTGGGCCAATCCATTGACTGCGGCTGGTGAAAACCTTGGGGCTCAATTGGACGCAAGCAGACCTAGCATTATTCATTGGTATGTAGATCAAGCCACTTTTGCTACTGGAAAAGTTAAAATTCAAATTTCTGGACGCCTTTCTGGTGACACAGCTGCAACAGATGCTGAGTGGCTTTCTTTCTTTGGGTTTTCTGATGCGATGCCTGGTGATCCGTATCAGTGCAGAGTTACTGCAAGCGGAAATGGAGTGATGGAATATGAAATTCCATTTACTGTGGTTGAGGCTTAATTGGTTGACTTAGATCCAGTCTTTAATCAGAAAGATATTAGTGATGAGAATGGTCCCATTGACACAAAAGTCAGTGGGACTGATTCTAAGGTTGAGGAACGTGTTCATGATCTAGACGCAAACATCAAGCTGACTGCAATTGCTGCGGCACTTGGCGCATCATCTGGAAATATTTTTAAAAAGAATGAACTCAACATCACTTCAAAAAATGAAGTTGATCTTTCTGGCACCACATACGTTGTTCCATCTGGGAAAACATTTTTGATCACCAGCTTTGCGGCGTCCTATGATGCTCAAGCGTTGATGTATGTGAGGCTTAAAAAACAGACTGGTGGATCTGGTCCATTTGAAACTCAGTTTAGATTGGTGATGATGAATGGTGGCCAAGGTGATTCGACAAACTCATTCAATTTTGGCGGTGGAATTGCCATTGGACAGCCTGGTGATGTGTTCAAAATAACTGTTGAAGCATCTTTATCTAAAGGAACTGTGTGGGCTGAATTCTCTGGAAATGAGGTTTAGGAATGGGAAAACCAACAGGTGGCGGTGGAATATCAAATTTTGATCTAAACATTTCTGGTGATGGAAGTGTTGGATCAACTTTCTACCATGACCTAGGTGTGATTCCATCTGGCCAAAGAATTTGGTTTGGATCTTTGCAAGCAACAAGTCCTGATAAATCAATTACTTTTGAGGTTAGGACTTCAAATGTTGGTCAGAGTGCTGGAGATGATTCGAGCACCACTGTTCTTGCATCTGCATCTGTGAGCCCGAGAAAGGGAACTGTTCTTTTGGATATGTATAAACGTGGACGCCTTCATCTTGTTTCTGTTGTAGGGACTGGTGTTGAGCGCTTTTGGATAAAGTTGAAATCAAAAGGTTCTGTCGGATCTTATTTATTTATTTTGAATTACACTTTGGAGTGAGAATTTGGCTTCTATAATTCCAATATTTGATCTTGTGTGCATTGGTAGCGGAACTGTTACCACTGAAACTTGGGTTGACTTGACATCGTTTGGTCCAGATGTCAATTCACCAATTCCAAATGGCAAGCAATTGTTGCTTGGATATATAACGCTCATTTCACAAGACAAGCCTTTGACATTTCAGATCAAGCCAAATCTCCCAACAAAGAGCCTTGGAACAGATGCTGAAACTCAACTGAGGGCTTTTGCATCGGTTCCAAAAGAAGATTCCAAAGAAATTGATTTGAACTACTATGGACAGATCACAACACTTGCACCAGTTTCAGCGCCAAGCACAGGTGTTGAAAAGCTGTGGCTCAAGGTCACTGGCAATGGTGCCATTGGTGGATTTGATTTTATTTTGTACTACACTCTTTACTGAGGAATTTTGATGGGAATTGTAAAGACACAGCTAGTTATCTCAAAAGAGGTTGCAGCACAAACAGAGGAATGTGTGACTTTTATCCCACCATCTGGTGAGTTCTTTGTGACTCATTTTATTGGAGAGGCTGCTTTTGACACAAATTGTGCGGTCAAGGTTGTTTGGGATTCAGATGGAACACCAGAAATTCTGTTCTCAACAAAGGGCTCAACCATTGCTGATCTTGACATTTCAAGAATTGGTGATGGTGTGAAGAAACTTGCTTTGTGTTTGGACAATGGTCTTTTGGGGCCAGTTGTGATGAGTGGAATTGTAGACGTGAGACAAGAGGTTTGATGATGGGTTTTGAAACTAAACCAAGCTCAAGAGCTAATCAGACAACTGCAAAGAGTGTGATTGCAGTTGGTTCTGGAAATTCAAAGACCAAAAGAATCTCTTTGACCAGCGCGGTTTCCAGCGTGACATTGCCAGAGAGAGTGACTTCTGTTGTGTTTCACAACGCTGGAACTGAGGACATTTTCATAAGAATCAATTCATCTGGATCAGATTTTTTCACAATAAAACCTGGTGTTATTTTGCCAAAGATCATTGTCAACAGATCAACAATTGATGCAAGATCAACAGCTATTGGATCTGTTTTAGAATGCATATTGGAAGGATAGAAAGATATGATATTTCCAGAACTTAAAGCTGAATCAAAGATTCAAACAGATGACAAGATCAGGCTTGATGCGACAATGTGCTTTGTTGACAAGAGTGAATCTGCAATCACCCTTGTTGAAATTGAACCTGAAGCTGGAAATGGGTTCATCAATGTCACTGGAACAAAGTTCAAAGATTGGTTCTTGGATTGGAAATATTCAGGTGCATCAAGAACAGTGACAGCAACTGTCAGAGTGACAACAGATGGCGCTCCAGTTTCAAAGTCAATATCAATTCAAGTTCTGACTCCAGCCGATGACAAGCTCTTTTCTTCAGATGATGACCTTCTTGCCATTGAGAGTGAGGCTTTGAAGTTTCTGCCTGAACATAGGTCCAGTTTCTTGAATGTCCACAGAAAGGCTCAAGAGTTGATCTTGTCATATCTTGATGAGTCTGGATTCACAAATGATGATGGATCAAGAATCACCAAAGATCAGGTGACAGAAATTGAAGATGTGAACAAGTGGTCAACCTATCTTGTTTTGTGGATGATCTTTCAGGACATATCCAACAAGCCAGATGACACATTTGCTGTGAAAGCAAAGGAATATCTTGGAAGATCAAACTTCCACAAAGAGAGATCTTTCATTAGACTGGACTTAGACAGTGATGGAACAGCTGATCCAGGTGAGGGTGAATTTCAGTCCATCAGAACACAAAGGATGATCAGAAGATGATTTCAGGGGTGAGACAATTCTTCAGAGACAGAATGGATGTCCTTGGATTCAGGGAACATGAAACAGCATTCAACTTTGAAGACCTTGCATCCAGCATTCTTGACGGATCATATCATATTTCAAGCGGAACAACTCTTGGTTCTCCAGTGAATCAGAAGTCAATTTCACTGGACTATCAAATAGATTTGAGAATTTTCAAGAGAGGATATAGAAACACCAATGAAGCTCTTGATGACCTTGACCAAGTTGCTGAAGACATTTTGAAGGATATTCTTCCTTCAGCTGTCAGAAACACAACTGGAATCAAGGACATTCAGCTGGAATCTATTGACAGATTCCCATTGTCAGATTCAAATGACAATGCGATGTATTTAGAAATGAACTTCACAGTCAAGCTGGTGGAGTGCTTTGAATAGAAACAAATAAACAAGGGGACGAAAAATGTCTGTTGATGGAAGCGCAAATATTGTCAATTCACCAGTGAATGTGTTTTGGAGAATTGAAGCAAGTGAAAGACTTGATGTTTCAACTGTGACATCATTTGATGGAACATCATTTGAATTGTATGAACCAGATGGAACAAAGGTCATTGTTGCTTTTGACCTTGACAATGCTTCTGTTCTTCCAACACCTGGAGTTGGTGAAAGACTTCTTGAAGTTGATGTCTTGACAGCTGACACTGTTGCGCAGAAAGCGACAAAACTTGCAGCTGCTCTTGAAGCTGATGCTGGATTCAAAGCAAGTGCTGTTGGAACTTTGGTTGATGTCTTCAGAGAAGATGTTGGGGAAGTTTCAGCACCAGCTGATGTTGATTCAGGCATCACAATCACTGTTTGCAGACGGGGGAAAAACTTTGACCTTGGTCTTCTCCAAGGTGATCTTGCTCCAAGCTTCACACCAAATAATTTGGTTATCACTTCTCACCAGACTGGTGTTTCACCAATTGGTCTTCTTCATCTTGGAATTGACACACTTGAAGTTGAGACTGTTCTTCAAGAAACAACTAAGTCAAAGCTTGAAGAACTATACAAGATCTATGGTGGTTCTTTGACAGCAGCGGAGACTGGTGGAACGGCTGTCTTTGGAATTGGATCTGGTGCCATTGGAAGAAATCTTTTGATTGATGCTGGAAGACTTGAATTTGTTCCAGTCAACACAATCACTGATGACCTTTCATACAATGTCAATTTCATGTTGGCTCTTCCAGTTCCAGGTGAGCTTGTCTTCTCTGGTGAGAATGTCAGAACATTGACTGTGAACTGGCAAGGCTTCATTGACAGAACCAAGAATTCAAAGGTAGATACTTTCCTTGTTGGTGATCCAACACAGACTGGAATCTAAACAAGGGGAAAATGAGTGAACATTGATCTTGGTTCAAAAGAAGTTGCAAATGTGAAATTCAATGGGAACACCTATGAACTGGGTGTTCCCACTGTTCCACAAGCTGAAAAGTTTGTTGAAGCTTTGAAAGAGAATGAAGGAAGTGAATTCAAAGTCTTCAAAGACTTTGCAATCAGCCTTGGTCTTCCACCAGAAGTTGCGGAAGAACTCACTGTGAATCAATATCAAATCCTTGCAAATGGATTGATGGGAATGACTGAAAAAAAGTGACATCCTTTGTCTTCATGAAGGCGAAGGTTTGTCAGACATATGGATGGAGTGAGAAGGATATGGAAAGCCTTTCAATCAAGAAATTCTATGAATATTGGTTGTGCATTCCAGCCCTTGAAGCTCAAGCCACACTTGGAATGATTCAGGCTTCTCAATATCCACACTTGAAAGACAAGTCAGCAAGAACAAAAGTCTTTAACAAATTGATGAAGGTGATCAAGGGAACAGTCAAGAATCCAAATGATGGAAAGACAGCCACCTTTGGAAACTTGATGAAATCTATTTCAAGGATAAGTGGAAATGGCTGATGAAAATAAGCTTGAGATAGAAATTGTTCTGGATGATGGATCTGTCAGAAAAGGATTTGCAACAATCAGAAAAGAATCCAAGACAACTGAGAAAGAAGTCAAAGGTCTTGGTGAACAGTTCAGAGAAGAATTTGGAAAGCTTGGAAAGAATATTGGTCTTGCGACAATTGCAATTCTAGGCATCAGGACAGCCATTTCATTTGTCAAACAATCATTGACTGAATCAATTGGCGCATTCATCAGGCAAGAAAATGCTGTCAACAACCTGAATGCAACATTGAATCTGTTCAATTCATTCTCAAGATCTGCATCAAAAGATATTCAAAACTTTGCAGCTGAGATTGAGAAGTCAACAAAAGTAAGTGATGAACAAGCTCTTGAATTGTTCAACCTTGCAAGGGCTTTCACAAGAACAAATGATGAAGCAAAGAATCTTGTCAAGGCTGGATTGGATGCAGCTGAAGGCGCTTCAATTTCTCTTGAGTCAGCTGTCAGAAACTTGGGAAAGACCTACTCTGGACTGATTGGTGAGCTTGGTGAAAGCATTCCAGAAATTAGAAATTTGACAGCTGAACAATTGAAGGCTGGAAAGGCTGTTGAGGTTGTTGCGCAAAAGTTTGATGGCCTTGCAAAGGCACAGCTTCAGACCACATCAGGACAACTTGCAAGACTGTCAAACACCTTTGGAACTTTCCTTGAAAGAGTTGGTGAAGCAATCACTCAGACACCAATTTTCAAGAATCTGATTTCTGGTTTGACAGTGAGCCTTCAGGGGCTGTCAGACTTGATTGGAACACAATCAGACAGACAGCTGAAGAAGTTCACTGAGAGAATTGGTGAAAATGCTAATTCAATTGAAGTCACAAGAACTAAAATCAAAGAGCTTCAAGCAGATCTTGAAAAGACATCATTTGAAAGATTTGCTTCTGGTGCTGGATCTGTCAAAGTCATTGAGGGAAATATAAGACTTCTTCAAACAAGACTTTCTCAGCTGACAGAAGAAGAGAAAACAATCAATGCTGAATTTGATCAGTTCCTTTCAAAGCTTAGTGAGACAGCAAGGAAGAGAAATGAAGCTGTTGCAAAAGGTCCAGACAAACAGGCTTTGGACAATCAAAGGCAATTCAATCAACAGCTTCTTGAGCTTCAGTTGCAGAATGTTGACGCACAAGTCAAGGCGGCTGATTTTATAAACAATGAAAGAGAAAGACAGGTTGAGCTTGATGCTTTGAGGCTTGAGAAGAGTCTGTTGGTTGAAGAGCAATTCAACCAAAGAAAAGCTGAACTCAAAAGACAGTTTGAGCAAAACAGCCTGATCACAAAACAAGAATTCAATCAGCTTGAAGTTGAGCTTGAGATCCAGAAACAGCTTCAGCTTGAAGAAATCAGAAGGCAATTCTCACAAAATCAACAGGCTGAATTTGATCAATTCATCAATGGATTTGTTGAAGGTCTTTCAAGGCTTGAAGTCAGCATCAAGCAAGTTGGAAAGACAGCTGCACAAAGTTTTGTGAATGGAATTGGATCATCATTCGCAGCATTTGGAAGAGCCCTTGCGCAAGGTGAAAATGCATTTGAAGCTTTTGGAAAGAACTTTCTTGGTGTCCTTGGTGGAATTGCAATTCAGCTTGGTCAATTCTATATTTCAGTTGGTATTGCCCAACTTGCATCAGGTGTTGTCCTTGGTCCTAGTCCAGCACAAGCAATTGCTTCTGGTATTGCCTTGACAATTCTTGGTGGAGTTCTTCAAGGTCTTGGTGGTGCATCTGTTCAAGGTGGTGGAGTTGGTCAAGGTGGTGGCTTTGTTGACACAACAGAAACAACAACACCAGAGATTGCAGATGATGAACTTGCACAGCAAGGGGCTCAAATCACAGTGAATGTTGAAGGAAATGTCCTGACAACTTCAGACAGGGCTTTGGGACAAGAACTTGTTCAGGTGATCCAAGAAGCTTTTGACACAACTGGTGCAACTGTGATTAGGGGTTCATGATGGCAATCGGAACAAGATCAGCTTTCTATTTGACCAATGAAATTCTTGAATCAAATGCATTCATCAACTTTGATGAAGGTGGTGGTGAGCTTTCAGCACAGATCAGTGTTGGATTGTATTCAATGGAAGAACTCGCAGCGGCTGTTTCAGTTGCAATGAATGCAGCTGGTGGTTTGACATATTCAGTTGGGTTCAACAGACTTGACAGAACATTCACCATTCTTGCTGATGGAGTGTTTGACCTTTTGACAAATAGTGGAACACAGCTTGGCGCAAGTCCTTGGTCTGTTCTTGGATTCTCAACTGATGTTGATCGGACTGGTCTGACAACATACACTGGAAATCTTTTGGCTGGTCAACAATATATCACTCAATTTCCACTTCAAGATTTTGTTGGTCCAGATTTCAACATTGAAAAGATTGATCCAACAATCAATGAATCAGCATCTGGAGAAATCGAGACAATTTCCTTTGGTGACAGAAGGTTCATAGAGGGATCACTTGAATATATCACAAATGAATTGATGGATGGAAAAGTGATTTTGAACAATCCAAATGGTGTTGCAGATGCTTTGAACTTCTTGAAGAACATCATCAGAAAAGGTGGATTTGAAATCATGCTTGATGAGAGTGACAGATTGAATTTCTTTAAAGTGAAGCTTGATTCAACTCCATCATCAAGAAATGGAACTGGATTCAAATTGCTTGAATTGACAAGTCAGAACTTGCCTGGATTCTATCGAATAGGTCCATTGAAACTGAGAATCATTGAAGACTAAGGGGAAGAAGAATGAGTGTTGCACCTTTTCAAAATATCAGCGCCGCAGTTGTAAACGCCGCATTCATTTCAAGGCTCACTGACAGTTCAACAGTTGCAAAGATTGACCTTCAGAATGCTGACTTGGTTTCTGGTGGAAGTGTGTTCAACATTCAAAGAGCCTTCAATGGGCTTTCTTCATATGCTGGATCAAATCCAAATGGTGACTTTGATCAGATTCCAGCATGGTCTTCAAATGCGATTGGTTCACCAACTGACAATTTGTTTCAGAGAATTGAAGCTTTGCAATCATTCTCTGAGGGAATCAATCCTTCTAGTTGGAATGTTGTTGAGATTGATTTCTCACAATTTGCTGTTGCATCATTGAACACAACAATCACAGCACTTGTCATTGGTGAGAAGACAATATTGAATGGAATTGTGTTCAAGGTCCAGCAAGAATTCTTTGGTGGATCTATTTCAGCAATCACAGCGAGTGTTGGAATTGCTGGAGAATCTGATAGATATGTTGAAACATTTGATTTGTTCGCAGTTCCAACTGGAACAGATTTTGAAATTGTTCTTTCATCTGATTTATTTTCTTTTGATTCTCCACAGAATATTGAGATTTTGGTTGAAGCAACTGGTGACAATCTTGACCAACTGACACAAGGTATGATTGAATTCTACTATTTGACTTCACAACTTCCAACACCATAGAGGGAAAAATGAAAAACAAAGCATATCTTCTTTCACTATTGATGATCATCACCTTCTGGTCTGTTGCATACGCAGCACAGACAGGTGTCTTTGATAGGTTGAAAGTTGGGAACACATTGATTGACACAAATGGTGTTGAGTCAAAGACAAATCTGATTTTGAATGCACCCTCTGGTGACATTGATGTCACAGCCGTGAATGTTGATTCAGATGTCACAACATCTTTCAACATCAATGTTGGTGGTGCTGAAGCAATTGATGTGATGGAGTCAACAACTCCAACTGGTGGCTTTGGGAATGTTGGTCTTGGTGGACCAGCTTCAACAGCTGACACTCAACCATTGACAATCATCAGAAGCATCAATGACCTTTCGGCTGTGCTTTCAAGCAACACTGGAACTGGAACATCTGTTCTGTCTGGATATTCAGCACAAGTTGCAAATGGTCCTGGTGGAGTTGGATTGACAAATGTTCTTCAGGCTCCAACAAACTATTCACTGATCCCAGACTGGCAAGGCTTTGGAATATTCAGAAACTTCAGGGGATCTGGATTGAAGATGATTGCAAGGGATGTTGATGCATCTGGAAATGACTCCATTGATTTTCTTGTTGGTGGTCAAGATGATTCTTTCATGATTTCATCTGTTGATGGATCTGGAATGTCAATCTTTGATGGTTTGGATCTTTCTTTCTTTGATGCTGATTCTTCAAACTTTGTTTCTTTGAAATCACCAGCTGTTGTTGGTGTTGATGTTGTTCTGACCTTGCCAGACACAGATGGAAATGCTGGTGAATTTCTTCAAACAGATGGAACTGGTGTTTTGACATGGGCCGCAGCTGGTGGCGGTGGTGCAAACACAAATCTTTCAAACCTTGCAAGCCCAACCGCTGTGAATCAAGACTTGTTGCCTGGAATTGATGACAACTTTTGGCTTGGATCAGGTTCATTTCATTGGACTGGTCTCTATACTCCATTCATATTGAATGCATTGGGATCATTTCTAGACATTCAATCAAATGGTGGAATCTTCATTGATCCAGATGCAAACAATTCTGGTGCGGAGCCACTCATTGTTGAGGGTGACATCCAGCTTAATTCAGTTGGTGCTGTCAATTCAGAATTAAGGTTGAGAGAGGATTCTGCCAATGGAACTCAATATGTGGGATTTGAAGGGCCTGATGCAATTACAACAAATGTAATTTGGAAATTGCCAAATGCAGATGGTGCTGGTGGCTCCATGCTTCAGTCAGATGGTTCTAGCAATTTGTTTTTCTCAACAATTGCCTTGATGAAAAATTCTGCAACTGCATTCAACTTTTGGGGTGCAAACATTCCAGGCATTGAACTTGATGGAACAACAGCCGATGCTTTGAGCGCCTTTGGTGCTGGACTTTTTCTAAAGGCAAATGGATCTCAAGCTGATCTTATTGTCACAACACAAGAGCAAACATCTGGAACTGCACCATCATCATCACTTCAGATTTTCACTGGACAGAATAGCGGAACAGCTACGGGCAAGACTGGTGATGTTTATGTTTACACTGGAGACCAGACCAATAGTGGGGACACTGGATTTATAACAATTGAAACAGGTACACCAACAAGCGGAAGCTCTGGTGAAATTCTAATTAGAACCAGAAATGCCACAGTGAACAGTGGTGATATTCGCCTTGTTGTTGGAGATGGAACTTCACAATCTGGAACAATTCAAAATGATGGAAGAGTTGTTGATATTCCAGCAAACACAGTGAATCTGACAGCTGATGATCAGGTTGTGACAATAACTAGATCAGTTCATGCGATAAACAGTGACAACGCAACAGCCGCAAACAGAACATTCACAATTTCAAATGGACAGGTGAATGGTCAAAGATTGACTTTACTTTTCACAGATCCAACAGATGCAGCTGAATTGATAGACACTGGCAACGCTGCATTAAGTGCTGATTGGGTTCCAAATTTGAATGACAGTTTATCTTTGGTCTGGTTTGGAAGTGTTTGGATTGAAACATCAAGATCAAGTAATTGATTTTAATAATTAAAGCGAAGGGAAGACATCATGGATGAAGTCAGTTCTGAAGTTCCAAAGGCATCAAAAGCAAAGGAATTTGCAAAGAAATATGCTGGAACAGGTGTCATTGGATCAATGTTGATGTTCATGATGACATATGTTGATGGAAAGATTGAAGCCGTTGAAAGAAACATGAATGAAAAACAGGTCATGGTGACATCATATGTTGACATCAGGCATGATGAAGTGAAAGAAGACTTGAAGGAAATCAAAATGATTCTTGAAAAAATAGATGCAAGAATCTATCAAATGAAAGGGGAAAAACAATGAGTGAAGAAGCAACAGTTCAGGTTCAGCTTTTGGACAAGCCAAGAAAAGTTGGAAAAGAAATTTCAGAAATTGCTGAAGGCTTGAAGGAAATAATCCTTGATGTTCGGGCTGGAAAGAAGATGGAAGTGGTTTCTGAAAATCTGATGAATGTGATGACCATGATTCAGGGATGGGAAATGTTGGATGATGAAGCAAAGCATGCATCAAATATCAAATCTTTTGCTTATTTGGCAGAATGCCTTGGTGAGGCTTTCACTCAAGATGTTGTCAAAGTCACTGAATAGTTTTTTTCAATCAATGGTGGTTGTTGTTGTTGCTTCAACCACCATTGGTTGTTCAATGCTTTTCAAGCAATATCCAGACATATCAGCTGAAAAATATTACATGCATGATATGAGAATGGAGATCAATGGAAAGGTGTTCAATGGTGTTGCAGTTCCACCAAAGTCTGAATCATATGAAATCAAGATCTTTCCAGCTGATGAAAGGATTGACAGACTGACTTTCACAAGCTGTGGAAGATATGATCAGTTTGACAAAGCTGTCACAGTCAAAGGTCATTTGTTTTGGAAGAAGAAGGATGAGTTCTTTAAATATTCATATAAGCCTTCACCAAAGGTTGAACTCAACAGAACTTGCAATATGAAGATTGGTGCTTTTGAATCCAAGAAGAAGAGAATGTCCTATGGACTGATTGTCTTCTCTGATGTGAGGGAAAATGTCAGGCTTTCTTCTGAAGTTGTGTGCAATGGTGAAGAAGAGATCTTTGCGTTTGGGAAATCAGCTTGTCAATCAGCACCTGGATTGATGCAAAGGATTGAATTCAAAACACCTGTCTTCACTCCAAAGACAAACCAGAAGCCTGAATGTTTGGCTTTGATGACTGAAGATCTGAAGCCATATGATCACAATTCAGCACAGAAGGTGTTTTTCTATAAGATGCCAGTTGGAGATTGTACCTGGATTTTCACAGCACAAGAGAAGTCTTTGAATGGAAACAGGATGCGCCATGATCACACATCTTTTGGCTTTGAAGATGTGCCGCCACCAGAGGAAGTGACAAAATGATTGCTTTCATTCTTCAATTGCTTGTTCCACCTTTGCTTGGTCTGTCACTTAGATGGGTTGAATCTTATTTCAACAGAAAAGGTGCTGAATTTGAAGACTGGAAATTTCTTGTCAAATTCACAGAAACAATGAGAAAAAGGCATCTTCTCCATGCATCATATCAGCTTGATGTTGAAAGACAGGCACAAGATGGTGACAATTGGTGGAGTGAACAAGAGTCAAAGGAACAGAAATGAACAGGCCAAAGAAAGTGATCTTCCATTGCTACTATACCCCAGACACAGTTCAATCAAAATTTTCAGTTGAAGATGTCAGAAAGTGGCACCTTGAAAGAGGCTTCAATGACGTTGGATATCATTGGCTAATAAATAGGGAAGGGTTGATTGAAAAAGGAAGAGAAGAAAATCAAATTGGAGCCCATACCAAAGGCCAGAATACAGATTCAATTGGTATTGCATATGAGGGAACAAACTTTCCTTCAGCTGAACAGTGGTTGTCTGTGATATATTTATATAGGAAAATCCATTCAACACATGGACTTGTTTGGTCTGATTGGTTTGGACATTGTGAATTTGCAAACAAAGACTGTCCTGGATTTGATCCAGATGTTTTGAGAAGCATATTGAGAACTGTTCAGCTGTAGGGGAATCATGGCTTTTGAACTGACACAATCTGCAAAACTGGCTTTTGAGAAAGAACAAATTCTTCCACAGCTTGTCATGGAGATTGAAGGTGTTGACAGAGTGTATGGCGCTGAAACTGTCAAGACCAAGATCAAGTTCGATGAAGGCTATCAATTTGACCAAGGGTATTTATTTGACCAACTGATTCCAGTGAACAACCAAAGAGACATCATTTCCTTTGAAAAGGGAACATCAACAGACATAACTCAGACTTTGAATTCAGACAAGGGCGAGGGCTCAAGTGTTTCATCAATGAAAGTCAGGCTTGTTGATTTGAATGGTGAAGCAACAAAGCTGATCACCCCTGGTGAACTTGCTCCAGACATTCTTGGAAGAAAGGTTGTCATTTGGTATGGATCACAGGAAACATCTTGGAAGCAGGATTTCTTTATTGTGTTCAGGGGCTTCATTGATGATGTGATCAGTGGACCTGGATTTGTTGACTTGGTGATCTCACATCCAAACCAAAGAAAGAGACAAGAGATTTTCACAAAGGCAACATCAGAATTGAATGGTGCAATCAATGCATCAACAACAACAATTGTTCTGAATGATGCTTCTTCTTTCCTTGCTCCGATTGCTGATGGTGCTGGAAACTTTGATGATGGAATTGAATATTTTGTCAGAATTGATGATGAAATAATTCAATACACTGGAATCAGTGGAAACACTTTGACTGGTGTCACAAGGGGCTCACTCTCAACAGTTGCAGCTTCTCATGACAATGATGATGATGTTGAATCATTCTTCAGAATCAAGGGGAATGCAATTGATCTTTCATTGAAGTTGATGCTTTCTGGATGGAATGGACCATATAAAGAAGACATATCAATCACAAGCTTCAACAAGATTGATGGATCAACAAACATTCCAAATGCAATATATTTTGACAGATTCAATGCGAATATTGAATTTGGAATAGTTGTTGGTGACTATGTGACAATCACTGGATCTTCAAATCCTGGATCAAATGATGTTGTGTCAAAGAAAGTTCTTCAGGTTGTTGAAACTGAATTTGGATCTTATATTGTTGTTGATGATGTCACTTTTGTTGATGAAATAGATTCTTCAGCTGTTCTCGCTGTCAGAAGTCAATATGATGTCTTTGCTGATGGATTGAAACTTGGTGGTGAAGAAGTTGACATCATTGAACACTTGAGATTGAAAGATCTATATTTCCTTTCATTTGAATATGATTTCTATTTGAGGGATGAAATAAATGGAAAGGAATTTCTTGACCAGAAAGTATATCTTCCGATGGGCGCTTTCTCTCTTCCAAGACAGGCAAGGGCTTCTCTTGGTGTTCACGCTCCACCACTTCCAACAGACATCATCAAGACATTGAACATTTCAACCGTGACAAATCCATCAAAGCTTCAGATCAGAAGAACAACAGCAAGAAACTTCTACAACTTCATATTGTTCAAATATGAAGACAGACCACTCCTTGATGAAGACAGATTCTTCAAAGGCTTGTTGTATGTGAATGCAGAATCATTTGACAGAACTGGTGTGAAAAAACAACTGACAGTTCAGGCCAGTGGATTGAGACAGGTTCTTGGTGCTGATATTCAGTCAAACCAAGCTGCATCTAGGTTGTTGAAAAAATACAAGTTTGGTGCTGAAACAATCAAAGGTGTTCAAATCAACTTTGGAAGAATTGGTGTTGGTCTTGAAATTGGTGATCTTGTTGTCCTTGACCTGAAGTCGCTTCAGATTTCTGATATCAAAGATGGATCAAGGAATGGCGCCGCAAGGTTGTTTCAGGTGGACAACATGAAATTCTCTTTCACTGGATCTGTGACAGTTGATTTGATTGACACTGATTTTGATCTTGATGCAAGAAGGGCTTTGATTGGACCAACTTCACTTGTTCAGTCTGGAATTGATCAGCAAAACTTTGTGATCAAACCAACACTATCACAAGTCTTGTATGGTCAAAATGAGTGGAAGAAGTGGAGAGATTTCATTGGAACTGGAGTGAGAGTCAGGTCAAAAGACTTTACAACTGAAGGAAGTTCAACAATCAGATCTGTGAATGGAAACACAATCACCCTTGAAACACCGCTTGGATTTGTTCCCGTTGCTGATATGATATTTGAATTTGATGAATATTCAAACCAAGTTGAAGATGTGAAAGTCAGATATGGATTCATTTCAGATGGTCCATTTGCTGATGGAAAACCAGAATATGTGATCTATTAAGGGGTGAAAAATGGCTGAAATTCCAGGTGACATCAATCCAATGTTGATTGAAGAAACAGATGTTGAAAGTCCACAGAATGAAGCACTATTTCAGAAGATTGGTGCAAACATCAATGCGCTGATTTCGGGAAAAGAAATCCAAAGCTACAATTCTCCAGGATCATTCACGTTCAATGTTCCAGAAAACGTCACAAAGGTTCTTGTCTATGGTGCTGGTGGTGCTGGTGGCGGTGGCGGTGGCGGTGGCGGTGGAACAGCTTTTGGTGGTGGGTATGCTGGTGGTGGCGGTGGTGGTTCCGCTGGTTCAGAATTCTTGAAAATTGTTGACGTGACACCAGCTTCGTCTGTTGCTGTCACAGTTGGAAGCGGTGGAAGTGGTGGAAGTGGTGGCGCTGGTGGAAATAGTGCTGGAACAAATGGTGGAAATGGTGGAAATGGTGGAAACACTCTCTTTGGCTCTTTGATTTTCTATGGCGGTGATGGTGGATCAAGGGGAACTCCAGCTGGTGGTGGATCAAAGGGAAATGCTGGAAGAGTTGGTGTTGCCAATGGTGGGAATGGTGGATCTCAGGGGATCAATGGTGGTGCTGGTCAAAGTTCATTTTCAAAGAATGGCGGTGCTGGTGGAACAACAGTTGGTGCATTTGCTGGTGGTGCTGGTGGCGGCGGTGGCGCTTCATTGAGTGGAAATGGTGGTGGTGGTGGAAATGCTGGAACTGGTGCTGGATCAGATGGAACAGCTGGTGGACTAGGTGCTGGTGGCGGCGGTGGCGGTGGTGGTGGGCTTCTTGCGGCTGGTGGTGATGGTCGGTCTGGTGGCGCTGGATTTCTGGTTGTTGTTGCTCTTGGATGATTACTTGTCAGTCAGCTTGAAGTTTTTCACAATCCATTTGCTGACATTTTCACATACAAGCTCTTGAACATCGAGTGAAGTCATTGTTTGATTGAGCCCTGTGTTTTGCCAGATTGCATGAATGATTTCATGAAGAAAGGTTTGAAACATTTCTTCTTTGCTCAATGTCTTGTCCAGAAGAATTTCTTGTTTCTTCAAATGGTATAGACCAACAAAATCTTGATTTGAAAGGTCAACTTTCTTGACTGTGACCTTGGTCCCAAAGACATCATATTTTCTTTTCATGCCTTGAACCTATGGCCATTGAACACACAAGTGTTGTTGTCAAGAATCTGGACCTTTTGATGGTAGAAAAATTTTGTCACTGGATCAACATAGACAATTCCAAAGCCTTGTTGCCATTGATGATGTTGCTTCACATATCCAAAGACCTTCTCTTGTCTTTTGTCACCAAGCCACCCAACAGAAAATGAAACATGACTCTTTCCATCCATTCCAACAATCTGTGATTCTTCAATTCTGTGAATGTGTCCATAGACCAGTGAGCAAAGAGCTTTTGATGCTGTTGCCTTTGCTGATGATCCAAGTGGTTCATGCCTTGCCCAAAGCTTTGATTTTGCAACTTGAACCTTCTGTTGTGGACCATATGAAACAAATCTCCAGTTTGGTCTTGTTCTGATTTTGAGAAGGTCTTGAATGTCTATATATCCAAAGAGTTGTGGAACATTGTTCATCACAATTCTTTCAAGCCTGTATTCATGATTGCCTTGGATATATGTCTTGATTGCATCTGGAAAGAACTTGTCCAATTCATCAAGCCCTTGATTGACATCTTCCACTTCTCTTTCAAGAAGCCCTGGAAGTCTTGGATCTTTGACTCCATGCTGGTGAATGCAATAGAAATCAGCATAGTCACCAAGCAAATAAATCTGGTCAACACCAGCAAATGCAAAGACTTCAAGACACAAAGCCATTGCCCGTCTTGAGTGCCAAGGTCTATGTGAGTCGGGAATGATTCCAACTTTGATCAATCCATCCATAGGATGATCATAGTTCAAGCATTTAAGATATTTTAAGATTTTGATTCAATCTGGTCTTTAGTGCTGAAAATCTGAACAATCTCAACAAACTTCTTGAAATCGAATTGGTTTTGATGCTGGAGTTCCTTCATCCTTCTGACAACAGAAACGATTGACCAGCTTCCAGAGAGTGGAAAATCTGTGGCAAATATGGCTCCAAAGGGTGTCTGAATCCAGATGTTGTTTGGTCTCACCAGTGGGTTTCTTTGCCTCAATGGATTGGGAACAAACCTGATCACAATTGGTGATTCATCATATGTCCTTGATCTCCAGTCTTCCTTGATTGGAACCTTGTCACCAGAATCATCTTCATAGTACCATTGACCTGTCATTTCTTTTCACCTTGTTGATGGGAAAATGTGTGTCAGACTATCAAGACAGAATCAGAAAATCAATTGAAGCCTTCAATGAAAAGAATGATCCAGCAAGGAAGAAGAGATCCAATTCAAAGCCTGAAAAGAAGGTTGAGGCTGATTGCTTGAAGTGGCTGAGGGATTCTGGATTTTCAATTGATGTCTTTGAATCAAAAGCCACATACAATCCTAATTCTGGAAGATATATTTCACAATCAATGAAGTCTGGAATCACTGACTCAATTGGATGTGATCCATTTGGTCATGCTTGTTTCATTGAGTTCAAAGCACCTGGAAGGCTGTCAACACTAAGGGAAAATCAAAGAGATTTCTTGGTCGAGAAAATCAATCATGGAGCCTTTGGCTGTGTTGTTGATTCTGTTGAGAAGCTTGTATGGATTTATAAAAGATGGAAAATGATTGTGAAGTCAGAAGGTGTTGAAAACGGAAAGGGCTTTCTTTTGAAAACCCTTCCCTCAGAGAGATCCAGACCTAAAACGGAAGGTCTTCATCCATGTCCATTTGTTTGATTCTATCTGGGGTTAGCAATTCATTCAAATAGACATTGGTATAGTTTTTTCCTTGATATTCTTTATTTTTGCAATACACAACAACTTCTTTTCCAATACAGTTCTGAAGGATGTCTGGAAGATCTTGACCTTTGACATCATGGTGGCCAAGTGTTGCAAGATCTTTCTTGATGAATGGCGCTCCTTTTTCTGTCAATTGAGAGTTCTGGAAAAGCTTTCTTCCTTTGAATTTCCCATTGATGATTTCATATTCAAAGCACAGAAGTGCTGGCTTTCCATCTTTTGGTGCTTTGAGATTTCCATTGGTGATCACAGCTTCATATTCACCATTAGGAATTGATTCAAATTCTCTTTCTTCAGCCTTTTCAGCTTTGTCAAATGCATCCATCCATTCACTCATTTCTTTTCCCCTTTCAAAAGTTTGTTGAATTCTTCAAAGTCCATTGGAATGATTTCTGGAAGTCTTCCAGTCCTGTCACCTGCAATCACATATTCTGTTCCTTTTGTTCTGATAAGCCTCGTTCCATCGTGCTTCGCATAGCAATACAGAATGAGATCACACATCTTGGTGATCACAACTTCAGTCTTCTGTGAAAGGCTTGTTGCCATTTGTGTCCATTCTTTGATGGATGTCTTTCTTGTTCTTTCCATTGCATGACTGATGAACACAAATCTATATCCACCTCGCTCAAACATCTTGATGATCTTTTCAAATTCTTTTCTGGTCAAAGACATTCCCATTCCATAGGCAAGTGTTCCTTCATTGATAGACTGAACACCATGCTGATTGCAAATGTGTTCTTCACATAGTCTGTATAGATCGTCAACAACATCAACCACAAGATGCTTCAAAGACTTCCAGGGCTCTTTTGAATTGTTGTCTTTGAGAAGCTTTGCGAGGTCATACATGTCAGTCCATTTGTTGATGTCAACATTCAAGATTTCCAAGTGGTTGTAGCCTTTCTCAGTTGAGAGAAAGAGCGAATTTGGAAAGTTGGAAGCAAAGGTTGTCTTTCCAACTTTTGGCTCACCATAAATCATCAGGTGCTGTGATGAAAGGTCATTCTGAATCTTTGTCTTTGTCTTTGGAAGTTCCATTGTTTCCCCTTGCTGGAATTAGTGAATATAATTTTTCTTTGTCACAGTTCAGGCAATATGTGTGAATGAATTCTTTTGGTGGTGAGCTTGTCAGATATTGATCACCACAAGTCAAACAGGCATATTCACATCTGTGTTGAAAGCCTATGATTTCAGATTCAAATGATCTGGAAGACACCAAAATGAATTTTGACAAACCACATTCCCCTTGTTGTTGGTGGACCAAATTAGACCAAAATTGAATCCAAGTCAATTGAGAAAAATCTAGAGATTTAAAGCACTTATGAGATTGGGTGTCTCAATGTGAGAGTTGGTGTAGACTTTTGTAGACTTTCATGCTACACTGAAAGTGTAGTTTTGATTTGTTGGTGAGAAAGGGGAATGAAGATGAAAGATCTTGAAAAGAAAATGGATGAAGTGGATAGAAAGAAGCTTGAAAAGTGCAACAAAGAATTCTTTGTTCCAGATCAAGCTGATCACATTGTTGTGTGTGTCTCTGGTGGAAAAGATTCAGCCTGTTTGATGGAATATGCATTGAGAAAATTCCCAAAGGAAAAGCTTCATTTTGTCCATGCAATGATTGACATTGACTGGACTGTCACTAAAGAAGTCTGTGAACAACAGGCTGAACACTTTGGTGTGAAGATGAATTATGTTCAAGCAATCAGCAAAGCTGGAAAAGCAATTGGATTTCTTGATGTGTTGACCAGAAGTAGAATTGACAGAAAAACTGGTGAAGCAAAAGAATATCAATTTCCAGACAATTCAAATAGATGGTGTACTTCAACTTTGAAGACTGGTCCTTTGGACAAATTCGCAAGAAAGTTCAAAGGAAATGTTTTGATTTTGATTGGTGAAAGGGCTGAAGAATCCAGCAAAAGAGCAAAGCTTGAAATGTGGCGACCACAACCAAAGATGATGACAGCTTCAAGAAATGTGGTGAAGTACAGTCCAATTCTGTACTATACACAAAGCAAAGTCTGGCAAATCATCAATGACCAAAACATTCCAAAGCACCCTTGCTATAGTTGGGGCGTTTCAAGGGCTTCTTGTGCAATTTGCATCTTCTCAAGCAACAAAGAAATCAAAATTGCAGCTGAGAAAGAGCCTGAATTAGTCAGAAAATATGTTGAGGCTGAGAAGAAGATTTCACACACATTCAGGTATAGAAAGACAAAGAAAGATGGAGAGATCAAAGAAACTGTTGAAGATATTTTGAACGGTTCAGACAAACTTCCAAAGAAAAATGAAGCCTAATATAGAAAGGGGAATGAAAATGAAAAGTGCAATCTTGAAAGAAACAAAGCCGTCAAAGGGATATTCAGTCAATGATATGAGGCTGAAGAAATATCTTGAACTTAAAGAAGCTGAAAAGGAAATCAAGAAAGAGCTTGAACAATTGAAGGTGGAGATTGAACACTCTGGAAGTCACACAACAAAACACTTCGTTGTGACAGTGACTCCACAGACAAGAACATATGCTCCAGGGCTTGAGAAGTTAAGACAACTCTATCCAGATATTGACAAGCACACAAATGAAGTAACTTTCAACAAAATTTCAATTTCAAAGAAAGGTGGTGAGTGATGAAGAAAATTGAATTCAAATCTTGTGAACATGGAATTGATATTGAAATTGAAAGAAGAAATTCTGATGGTGGTGATCCGATGGGAATTTCTGAAGAAGGATTTCAAAGACTGTTTAATGAAATGAAAAATGGAATGTTTGAGGCTGTCACCAGCGCATTAGATCAAGGAATATTGCCGAGACATATTAGGCTTGAAGGAATTTTCACAGTCAATGGAATATATGAACCAAGAAAGAAGGGTGGTGAAGAGTGAAATTTCATATGAAAGAAATCACACTATTTCTGTCATTTGCACTTGCTGGATGCATTCCAGACATTGGATTCAAAAGGGCTGAAAATTTTGTTGATCCACAGTTCCAGCCATATGTCCATGCATTCCAATTGAACTACAAAGGTGAATGGCCACCTGGACTTGAAGTTCAGTTTGGACAACCAGAAGATCATGAAAAAACACTTGGTGATTGTCACACTGAATCTGTTAATGGAAAGGCTTTCCAATACACAATCAGGATTGATGAGAGTGATTGGGATTCTGTCAGGATGTACCAGAGAGAAGCCTTGATCATGCATGAACTTGGTCACTGTGTCCTGTTGAGGGAACACTTGAACACAAATCAGACAATTCAGGTTGATGACAAAGACTTTGAATGTCCTGTCAGCTGGATGACAAAATCAATCAGATCTGAAGATGTTTATTTGAATTGCAGATCAAAATTGTATATTGAATTCTTTGGATATCAAGATGAATCTGAAATCTTCTTTCCAAACTACAAACCAAGAAGACCTTCATCAATATCTGGAATTTTCACAGAACTTCTTGAAACATTGAAAGGATTTTTCCAATGAAAAACAAACTGAAATCAAATGTCCTATCTGTCAGAATTGATGACCAAACAAGAGACAGGCTTTCAAAGATGAAGGTTGATATTCCAGCCTTCATCAGAGGAATGCTTCAAGATGCAATCAAAGATCCAGTCTGTCCAGTGTGCAACAAACCAATTGAAAAGGAAAAGCCATGATCTCCAAAACACTTTCACTGATTCAAAAGATTGAGCTTTCAAAAGCTGCGTCAAGAGAAGTGTATGTCATGAAGTTCAAAGTTGGTTTATCTGACATTGCATTCTTGACTGAGAGAATCAGAAACAAAAGGAAAAGCATTGTGACATTTGAATGGTCTTCAGATGTGAGGGAAGCAAGACTCTTTATCCAAAGGCAGATCACTGGGCCAATGATTGATTTGAGAGAAGAAATCATTTGTGCAAATTTGTTTGATGATGTTGAATTTGTTGAGCTTGATTTCTATCTCAGAACAGCTTGGATGATTGATCTCCAAACAGGTGAAATTGTCAAAACAAAATGCTTCCAAGAAGATCTTGAAAACTCAAAGACCTTCTTCTTTTCATCAAAGGAAGATGCAATTCAACACCAAATCAATGACACCAAGAAGAGCATTGAATTCTATCAACAGGCCAAGAACAAAGCTCAAGGGAAGATTGATGAGTTTCAAAGAAAGCTTGAAGCCTTAGTCAAGGACTCGACAAAGAAATGATTCAATTGTTCTTGCAACTTTGACATCATTGGTTGTCAGCAAGGTCTCTTGACCAGAAATGTCTCTGATCACAAACTTGATGCTTTTCAATTTTCCTTCTTGTGGATCTGTTTCAAGCTCATATTTGAAAGAGACAATCTTGTCTTTCTTGAAGAACTGATTTCCTATCTGAAAGAGCTTTCCACCTTTCTCAGCAAGGTTCAAAAGGTCTTCCATTCTTTCTTGCGAATCATCCATTTGAACCATCTTCAATGTTTGATTTATTTCCATCATCATTTCTTCTGTCTTTGACAATTGCTTTCCCCTTGTTTTGAGACTGTTTGTCCATCATGGTCCACAACATCACAGCTGAATTCAATTCTTCCATGACACCTTGAATGATTTCTTTTGACCTTTTCTTGACCTGTTTTTCAATCAACACTTCAATCATATCTTTGAGTTCTGATTCAGTCATGAACAAGCCCTTTGAAGTCAAATCTGTTTGTCTTTCTCATTTCATTGATCAATGCCTGTTGGTCCTGTTGGAACTTGATGAATGATTGATGAAGCTCTTCTCTTGTGCATCTTCCTTCAATCACATCAATCAGCTTAAGATCTGGACCTTTGCACTTGAGCTTGAACAATCTTGATCTCAATGGAATATACATATAAATTCCCCTTTCATTGCTGTCTTGACCACTCTTTGACAGCTTCAGCTTCAATCATTCTCTCCATTCTCTTCTTTCCAACATACAGTCCTTGCTCTTGAAACTTCCTTCTGACTCTGGTGATTGACTCAAGCTTTGGGATTTCATTTCTCATGAAATAAAGACAGAACTTCTTCCATCCATCTTCACCAAGAATGAACTTGATGCTGGTGTTTCTGGCTATATAGTGAAGGAAAAGCTTCTTGTCACAATCTCTTGTGGCTGGAACTTCCAGCAAGATTTGCTCAACCTTTCCACTGATTTTCAAAAGATCTTTGACCATGTTCAATCGCCATAGAATTGATCAGACAATTCATTGAACAAACACTTCAGCTTTTCATGATCAGACTTCAATTCAGAATATAGGCTTGAGAGTGCGTCAACATCTTGTGTCTGTTTGTCTTTGAGTGAATTGATTTTGATTTGGATCTTGTCCATTCCATCAATCATCTTCATCATCAGATCAGATTGCTTTTCAACAATCACCAGCATTGTATTTTCTAATGCGCACACATGGTCTTCAAGAGCCCTTGTTCTTCTCCAGAACATTCTTTCACCCCTTTGTTTAGTTGAACCTATCAACCAACAAAAGAAGACAAGACAGAATCAGTGAATAGAGAATCAACATTGTGATCCATTCAAATATGGTCAAATAGTGGACAGCAATGGTCCTGAAGACTGATTTCATTTGTCACCCCTTGTTGGTGTGGCTGGAATATGCACAAGGCATCAATCATTGTCAATGGTGAAAAATGTCTTTGACGCTGTGAAAAAGAAAGCCCTGGAAATGTGGTGTTTCCAGGGCTTTTGTGTGCAACCAACAAAGGAAGTCCACCAACAAGGAATAGGACTGTATGCACCTTTGGTGAATTCTGTTTGACACTATCACCAAGAATTGTCAATCATTCTTGTCACAACAAGGGGTGGGTTTTGGCTGACATAGATCAATATGTTGATGCGCTGTCTTTTCTAGGAATAGATCCAGAAAAGCCTTTGAAGTCTCTTCAAGAATCTTTGGAATATCCGTCAAGGGCTTTTGGCTTCTTTGATGACAAACATCCACAGTTCTCTGAACTCGCAAAGTTTCTGAAGAATGAAAGACATCTTGTCTCTGATGATTCTTGCTCCTATCTTTGGATTGATGATCATTATCAAATGGTGTCAAAGCTCCACATTCAAAACATGATTTCAAGGTTGACACAAGACCAGTCAAAGCCACATCACATTGAGGCTTTCTATAAAATGGCATTGGTGGAGTCATTCAAGCCTTTGGATCAAATGAGAAATCCAATTGGAATGATAAATGTAAACAATGGTGTGCTGGATTTGGAAACAAGAAGACTTGAAAAGCCAGATCCAAAGAGATTCTTCAAATATAAGATCAAACACAACTTTGTTCCAGGTGCCAGATGCCCAACATTCATTGAGTTCTTGAATTTTGTCTTTCTTGGAAACGAAGAACTGATCAAACTGACAGCACAGATCTTTGGATATACTCTTCTTGGTGGAGATCCATTTGCACACAAAGCCTTTCTTCTCTATGGAGAAGGAAGAAATGGAAAGTCCACCTTTCTCTTTGTGTTGCAGAATCTTCTTGGTCTTCCAAATGTGTCCAGTGTTTCAATGAAGATGCTTGGAAAGCCCTTTTCGATGATCAGACTTGATGGAAAACTTGCGAATATAGTTGAAGAATCACCAGCTGAGATTGACCAAGAAGAGTTCAAGAATGTTGTCTCTGGTGGTCATGTGACAGCTGCAATGAAGCACAAGCCTGAATTTGATTTGAAGGTTGATGCAAGGCTATTCTTTGCAACAAATAAGATTCCAAGATTCAATGACACATCAATTGGAAATCGGGAAAGACTTTGCATCATTCCCTTTTCAAGATATATCAAGCCAGAAGAAAGAGATGTTGGAATCTTTCAAAGACTTTTGTCTGAGATGCCTGGAATTCTGAACTTTGCACTTGATGGCCTTGAAGACTTCATGGCGACAAAGAAATTCATGAAGGTTAGGGTTGTTGAAGATATGCTTGAGCAATACATGACAGAAACAGATTCTGTCTTTGATTGGTGTGAACAACACCTTCTGTTTGATCCAGATAGTTCAGAGAAGATACAGGTCAATCATCTGTTCAAAATATACAAGATTGACGCTCCAGAGACAGGACAAAAGCCTGTTGGATATATAGAATTTTCAAGAAGGCTAAATGGATGGCTGAAACATAAGATTGGAGTTGACAGGGCTGAAGAATTCAAGTCAAGAGAAGCTTCAAAGAGATCTTTGGTCAAGGTCAAGTGTTCACATCCAAGATATAATGAAATAAGATTGACATCTTCAGGGGCTCCATATTGACAAGGGGAATGGAAATGAAGTGGAAGACATATTTTTTCATCAATGGTTTTGGTTTTAAATTTGAAAAGAAGGTTGTTTGGCGTGACGAATTTGAAGGTGTTGACAGGGGGACGCAACACATTCAAATCGGTCCTTTCAATTGGATGAGAAAAATCAAATATGAAGGTGAAAAGTGACAGACTTTCTTGAATCCTACTATGACAAATTGTCCAAAAGGCTTGATGACAAAATCAGCAAACATATTAAGGGGAATAGAATGAATGATATGAACTCACAATTGATGTCAAAATTGAAGAAGGCACTCTATCAAGTTCTTGGTGAGAAGATCACTCCAAATGTGAATGAACACTTGGTTGACTTTGAGGGAAAGCAATATGTTCTGATCTTTGGTGAGAAAAGTGCTGTGATCCGAGAAGGTGGATTGATTGATTCTTTGATCAAGGGGAAAAAATGACCGACAAGATCAAACTAAAGTTAGCGGAGATTGAGGCTTTGTGTGAGGGGGCGACTGAGGGGCCTTGGCATCTATATTGTGGGTTCGGTTCAAGTGATTTGCCAATTTCAATAGTTAAGGAAACTGGAAGTAAAAAAATAATAGCTGGCGTCGATTGTGATGATAATGAATATATTGTCGATGTAAATGAAGAAGCAAAGAGACCGACTATTGATATGAGATTCATCGCCCAATCACGCGCTCTAGTCCCGAAGCTTAAGAAAATTGCGGAGATTGCGGTTGATGCGCTTGAGGAAATTTCTAAGAAACCCTATGAGGATAGCGACTCTGAAAGTTTGTTATTATGGATTGAGGGTCGGTCTAAAAAGTCTATTGCCGAGATCGAAAAGGAGTTGGGGGGATGACCTGGTCCAAACTATACGACTACATAGAAGTAGACTGCGGTAAATACTTCCACAGACTCGACTTCATGCTGCCACATTGGATGCCTCTTTGGGCTTGTAAGATCATTATTAGGTTTAGATTTAGGGGGTTGAAGTTATGAGCAAGCAAGACTTTGAGAAGGCGAGGAATGATTTTGCCACAGAACAAACTATGCTTCACGACCGAAACGGGCCTACTGGCGAATTTGGACCTAATGCCGAAATAGATCAATTTATGATTAAGCTAGGCGCAGACTGGGCCTACTCCTACGCACAAAAGGAGATTGATGAGTTGAAGGCTGAGAATGAGAAAGCCAAAAAACTTTTAAATGAAATAGGCGATATGGTTTATGTTAATCGCAGAGATTTTGACAGATTAAGGGTTCAAGAGTTTGAGACGTTTAATGTTCATACTTTGGATAGCATTAGCGCCGAGATACAAATGTTTTTCTTTAAACTTGAGGGCCAGAAATGAGCAAGCCGAGAGAGATATGGAAGCCTGTGCCTGAGTGGGAAACTTACCAAGTTAGCAACTTAGGTAGAGTAATAGGTCCAAAGGGCAAGAAATCTTTTGGCAGCGTAACATCACATGGATATAGACAATTTACTTTAATAAGAGGCAAGACATCTAGATCATTTCGCGTTCACAGACTTGTGATGAGGGCCTTTGTTGGCTATAGCGAACTAGAAGTAAATCATAAGAATGGGATTAAGGCTGACAATCGACTATCAAACCTAGAGTATGTAACACGCCACGAGAATAGGCGTCATGCTGTCAAAACGGGATTGTGGAAGCCTAAGAAGGGGTCGAAAAATGGCACAGCTAAACTTCAGGAAATTGATGTTTATGCTATTAGAATTTTATTGGCTTACGAATTTAGAAATTGTTATCTAAAAGAACTTTTTGGCGTCTCCAACTCTACTATTGATTTCATTAAGAGGGACAAACTTTGGAAGCACGTAAAAAACAAAGACTGGCAAGCATTCAAGGAAAAGATCAAATGAAAATTGAAATAGAAGAAAATGAAACTGCAAGTTTTGTGGCCTTATTGGCACTAGTGATATTAATTGGAGCATTTATCTGGACGATCACAACCTGTTCATATCTTGATGAGTTGGAAAGTCGAGCTAAGGTTAGGGAAAAGATCGGGGACGGTGAGGGATAAACAATGTTCAGTCAACGTAAGCTGTTCAATTATATATGAACAAGCTGACTTCACTTTATTGACAAGGACCGCAATCGAGACTGAATTGTTTATATACATAGAAGACTTTTGAACTGACTTATGTATATAACCTAATCGCCAAAATTTGCTGAAAAAATAGGCAATCATCTTCATCAAATATTAATCCATTTACACAGATCAATTTTGTGATCACTTGTGTCAGAAAAATTTCTCTCCATTTTGCAAAGCGCAATCTCAATTTCTTAATCAATCCTTAACAAAAGTCCTGCCAGATCTGGTGCGTCAAGTGATGGTCCATTCAAATGTGTTTCAGCTGAAGGTGATGTGGCAGATATCTGACAAACATCTGGCAGACCTTAACTTGTTGAAATTGTTCATTTGATGCATTAGTCTACACAGATGTCAGATGTTTTTTAATTAGTTTTAAAAAAAATAATATTATTAGTATTACTATAGTATAACTAATTTTGAGTTCATTTGACTGGCAGTCTGGCAGGGGAATATTATGTTTCACAGAGAAGATTTCATTTGGGACTGGATCATGGTCCTTGTGTTCATCATCACATTTTCAGTTGTGCTGAGAATGTGCCAAACTATGTGAGTGATTTTCTCAAAGAATGGATTCTATTCTCACCCATCACTCAAAGGACTTTTGGTCAAAGTTGTTGACATTGATTTTCAATGTGAAGAATATGCTGATATTGTGATTCAAATCTTTCACAATGATGTTCATGGAAATCATCAAAGAATGAAATCCATTGATGAACAGAAACTTAGAGTCAAATCTGATGAATACAACTTCTGGTTTGATTTAATAAATTGAATACAGAAACAGGGGTGGATCTGTGCTTTTCAAGTGTTCTCACACTGGCCTAGTTGATATTTCAACACTCAAACCAAATCCAAAGAATCCAAACAAGCATCCAGCTAAACAGATCCAACTCCTTTCCAAGATCATTCAATATCAAGGACAAAGATCTCCAATTGTTGTCTCAAAGAAATCTGGATTCATTGTCAAAGGTCATGCAAGACTTGAAGCAATCAAAGCTCTTGGATGGACAAAGGTCGCCGTTGACTTCCAAGACTATGATGATTCAGCACAAGAATTCGCTGACCTTGTTGCTGACAACAAAATTGCAGAACTGGCTGACCATGACGATGCCTTCATGATTCAAACAATTCAAGATGACTTTCCAAACATTGATCTAGAACTTCTTGGTCTTGATGACTTTGAACTTCCACAATCACCAGATGAAGCCAAAGAAGAGATTGAAGATGATGTGCCTGAACAGGTGGACACAAGATGTAAAGAAGGTGATCTGTGGATCTTAGGCAATCACAGACTTCTTTGTGGGGATGCCACTAATATTCAGCACGTTGAAAGGCTTATGAACGGTGAGAAGGCTGACATGGTGTTTACTGATCCGCCTTATGGGATAAATATTGGAAAGCAATCAATGGGTAAAGGTGGCGGTGTTGCAAAAAAAATAGACTATGGCGTTAATGATTGGGATTCAGAAATACCTTATGAGGCAATAGGAATTGCTCAAACAATGGCTCCAATTACTGTTTTGTGGGGTGCTAATTATTACGCCGAAAAGTTAGAGCCCCAGAGTGGATGGATTGTTTGGGATAAAGACAATGGCAAAACTGATTTTGCCGATGCGGAGTTAGCCTGGACCAACAAGAAATGCCCAGTGCGCATCTTTAAGTGGAAGTGGATGGGCATGATTCAGGAAGACATGAAAAACAAAGAGAAAAGAGTCCACCCGACACAAAAGCCTATAGCTTTATCCGAATGGTGCTTTGCAAACTATGGCAAGCCAAAATCAGTCCTAGATTTATTCGGCGGCTCAGGCTCAACTCTAATCGCTTGCGAAAAGACAGACCGAAAATGCTTCATGATGGAAATTGATCCACACTATTGCGATGTTATACTATCCAGATGGGAAAACTATTCAGGCAAGAAAGCTGAATTGCAAGAAAACAAGGACCAAACACCATGAAGACTGGAAGACCAAGAATTGAATTTGATGACAAAGACTGGAAGTACATTGAAGGAATGTGTCTGATTCAATGCACTCAAGCTGAAATTGCAAATGTCATGAAAGTTTCTGTGGACACACTCAATGCAAGAATCAAAGAGACAACTGGTCTTTCTTTTCCAGAATACTATAAAAGATATGCTGACCAAGGAAAAATGTCTTTGAGAAGGATGCAGTGGCGAACAGCTGAGAAGGGAAATGCTACAATGCAAATCTGGCTTGGCAAACAATATCTTGGTCAAAGTGACAAGTCAGAAACTCTTGTCAATGAAATCCCACAGCCGATATATCACAAAATCAAGCATGGTGCTTGATGCACATCAGTCTGACTGATCCACAGTTTGACTTCATCACAGCTGATGAAAAGTTCTGTGCTTTCATTGGTGGCATTGGTGCTGGAAAGTCTTTTGTTGGGGCTCACTTTGTCAGAAAGAAAATCAGTGAAGAACATCCTGAAGTTCCAGGGCTCATTGGTGCAAACACCCACAGACAGCTGATGAATGCAACACTGACAACTGTCTTCAGTGTCCTTGATGACTTGATGATCCCATATGAGTTCAACCAACAGAAAGGCATTCTGTATGCTGGTGGAAGAAAGATCTTCTGCTACAGTCTTCAGAACTATGAGGTGATTCGGGGAATCCAGATTGGATGGTTCTTGCTTGATGAAACAAGAGACACAGACCAAAGAGCCTGGAACGTCATTCTTGGTCGATTGAGACACCCAAAGGCAACAAAGCTTGAAGGAAGGATCACAAGCTCACCAAATGGCTTTGATTGGATGTATGAGAGATTTGCTGGAGAAAAGAAGACCAAAGACTTCAAACTGATCCAGGGCTCTTCAATGGACAATCCCTACCTTCCAGCTGGATATTTGGATTCGTTGAAAGAAGCATACACTCAAGAGTTCTATGAACAGGAAGTCCTTGCAAAGTTTGTCGCTATCAACAAAGGTCGAGTGTATAGGAATTTTGACAGGACCAAGCACGTCAAGACCAAAGTTGAGTTCAATCCACAAGCACAAGTTTGGATTGGAATGGACTTTAACGTGGCTCCAATGTCAGCCGTTGTGATTCAGCATTATAACAACAAGATTCACATCATTGATGAGTTCTTCATGTTTGACAGCGGAACACCTGAAATGGCTGAAGCAATCAAAGAGAAATATGGAAAATGGAATCCAGTGATCATTCCAGATGCAACTGGAAAAGCAATCAAGACTTCTTCTGGTGGTTTGTCAGATCATGAAATCTTGAGAAGAAAAGGATTCAGAGTTGTCTCAACGTACAATCCTGGAAGAATGGATAGGTACAACGCGGTGAACAACGTCTTTGAAAAGAACATGATTTGGATTGACAGTTCATGCAAGAATACAATCAGAGATTTTGAGCAAGTTGTATACAAGGAAGGCTCAACGCATCCAGATGTTTCAAAGAACAAAGAGTTGACACATTTGTCAGATGCAGTTGGATATGCAATTTGGCATATTGAACCGATTCAAAGACCAAGGCTTGAAGTTGGTCTTATTAATAGATAGGGGTGAGGGAAATGGCAATTGATGTCACTAAGTCAAGTGAAAGAGCTTCAGTTCTTGAATGGATCATGACTGATGAAGAAAACCTTCAGAGAAAGAGAGATCATCAAAGAAGGTTTGATGTCTATCAAGATAGACAAGCAAAATATGTTGAAGAGATTCTTTCATCTGATTTGTCAGACCAGACAATGCGAGAAATGAGAAAGGTCCTTTCAATCAACATTGCAAAGAAGATCATCAATGAACAGGCTTCACTTTACAATCAAGAAGCCACAAGAGAATTCAGCAACGCCAATGAAAGAGTTCTTTCACAGATAGAAAATCTATACAGCCTTGGAAAAGTTGATCAGAATATGAGAAAGGCGAATAGATTCTTTAAAAATCACAAGCAATGCTTTCTGATGGTTCTTCCGATGAATGGAAAGGTCTGTGTCAGACCACTTGCTCCACATCACCTTGATGTGATTCCAAGCCCAACAAATCCAGAACTTGCTGACACATACATTTTGAATGTTTGGGATTTCAATAAGTACACAACCACAAAAGAGAGATACAACAAGGTTGATAGAAACTACACTTCACAGTCTGATCAAATGAATGAAAAGGCAGCTGATCAGGATGACAGACTTCAGATGATGAGATTCATTTGGTGGAACAAAGATGTGTATTTCACAACCAATGGAAAAGGTGTGATTGTTGATGACAATCAAGAGCCAAACAGTGAAATGGTCTTTCCAAATCCAATTGGAAGACTTCCTTTTGTTGATGTTTCCAATGAGAAGGACTTCAAGTTCTTTGTTGACAGTGGTGGCAATGTCACTCAATTTTGTTTGGACTTCTTGACTCAATTGTCAGACAACTGTGAAAGTTCCAGGCTTCAAGCATATGCACAAGCGGTGATCAAGGCTGAGAAGCCACCAAAGAATTTGATCATCGGTCCACAACACGTTCTGTTTCTTCCGATTGATCCAGCAAGACCAGAAGCCAGTCCAGACTTTCAGTTTGTTTCACCAAATCCAAATCTTGGTGATTCACTTTCACTTCTTGAAGCACAAGTGAAGTTCTTCTTGTCAGCTGAAGGTCTTGACTCAACAGCAATCTCTGGAAGTGGTGACGCACAGAAGTTCACTTCAGGTGTGGATAGACTTTTGTCTATGATGGACAGGTTTGAAGCAAGCCAGACTGATATGGATATTTTCAGAAGTGCAGAATATGATGTCTTTGATTTGATCAGGCTTTGGTCGAACCATATGCAAGATGTGACAGATGAGTCAAAGCTTGATGATGAGTTGTTGCTTGCAAGGATTCCAGATGATGTTGAGTTGTCGATGAGATTTGCACAACCCGTTGCTGTTGAAACACCTTCTGAAGTTAGAGAAAGAGTGAGAGAAAATCTTGAGCTTGGAATCATGACAAAGAAAGAAGCAATCATGGAACTCAGAGAAGTTGATGAAGAGAGAGCTGAAGAGATCATGAGAGAAGTCATGATTTCAGAGGGCTTTCAGCCAAACATGGATGGATCAGTTGATCAAGGTGTGATAGATGGCGAAGGAATCACTGAATAGATATTTGACCAGAAATGAAGAAGGCAACAAATATGAACTTGAAGTTGACCTTGGTGAAATCTTTGGTGCAGATCTATCAGACAGACCAGCTTTGAAAGAAGCAATTGCACAACAGATCATTGATCGAATTGTTGAAAGAACTGAATCTGGAATTGACAGACACAACAGGGGCTTTAAATCATATTCTGGTCAATATGTTGAGTCAGATGAATTTCAGGCTTTTGGAAAGAGAGAGGGACAGGTCAACTTGACTTTGACTGGAAATATGCTTGGTCTTCTTGATGTCAAAGAGATTTCTGGAAACAAGATCGTGATTGGATGGGATGAGCCTGAAGAAGCTGAGAAAGCACATGGTCACATCAGTGGAAATGTTGGAAAGAAAAGAGACTTCCTTGGTCTTCCAGTTTCAGAGATAGAAAAGATCAGAGAAGAGTTCAAGTCTGAAATCAGAACCTTTGAAACAGATGAAGAGTCATTCAATGAAAGACCAGACTTCACAGCTGAATTTGCATTTGAGCTTTTGAAGCTTTTGAGAGAAGGCTAAAGAATGGCAAAGGTCAATTTCAAGTTCAATCCAAAAGGTCTTGAACAGAGGGTGAGACAGGCTTTTCTTGAAGTGAAGTCTGACAGTGGTTTGTTGACAAAGATTGGTGAATTGTTTGTCAAACAGATTGTTGGTCAAGGAAAGAAAAGAACTCCATACAATAGAACAAGATCTTTTCCAGATCTGAAGTCAACAACAGTCGTGACAAGAAAAACATTGAGAAAGAAATCATCACCAAAAGACAGACCTTTTGATGAATCAAAGTCAAACCTTCTTTTGACTGGCCAACTGTGGCGGTCTGTGAAGTTTGAGATCATGGACAAAAGGCTTGAAATATTTGTTGATGACAACAGAAGGACTGAATATGTTCTTCCTTCTGGAAAGAAAGTTCCACTTTCACCAAAAGCAAAGACAAACAAAGATCTTTCTGAACTTTTGGCTGGTGGAATCAGCAATGGAAAGAAGTTTGTCATGTTTGTTGGATCTGTTGTTGGGAATGATGCAAAACTTGTGAAGAGAGTGACAGCTTTGACGCAAAGTGCATTGAGAAAAGAGCTTGTGAAGAAATTTGGAAAATCAATCAAATAAACTTGAAAAACAAACAAAAGGGGAATTAGAATGCAAGATGAATCAAAAGTCCACAGTGTGGAGCCTGGTGAAAAAGTCGGTGACAGTCAACGGGAATCTGAAGGCACAAATCAAACTAGCGGTGCTAGTGAAGACAGTGTGAAATATGACACATACAGAAGGACACTTTCTGAAGCAAAGAAATACAAATCCATTGCACAAGAGCTTGAAGAAAAATATCAAGAGCTTGAGCAAAGGCAACTTCAAGCTGAAGGAAGGAAGGATGAACTGATTGAGAAGTTGAAACTTGAACTTGACCAAACAAAGGGAAAGCTCAAGACAGCTGTTGGTTCATTCGCAAAATCAAAAGCCTTTGATGTGATCACAGATGAAGCTGTCAAGATTGGTTGCACTTCAACAAAGCTTTTAAAGAAGATGGTTGAAGAAAAGATTTCTTCTCTGGACTTTGATGAAAATTTCAATCCATCCAGAGATCAGGTGAAGGAAATGTTGTTGGAACTGAAACAAGAAGAGCCTATCTTGTTCTCCAAGGAAGGACCAAAGATCCCGCCACATTTCCCCAAAGATCAAAACTATGATCCAAAAGCACCTGATTTATCCAGCATGACGAAGGCTCAACTGTTGGAACTTGCAAAGAAACTTTGATTCAACTTTGATATGAAACAACTTTTGAAAGGAAAATAAAATGGCTGACGTAATTACGGGCTCACAACTTGACCCAACACAACAACAGGTTGTCATGCAAGTTGCACAAAGAGAATTGGCTGAATCTGTTAAACTTCTTCCATTGGTGACAGATTTGTCAGCAATGGCTTCACCTGGAGTTGACACAATCAAAGTTCCAAAGCTCACTTCATTCACAGTGATCAATCGGGCTGAAGGTGCTGCTGGTGATGCTTCTGCATTGACAGCAACAACCACAGATCTTGCTCTTGATCAAAATCTGTATGTTTCTTGGATCATTGATTCATATTCAAAGATTCAATCAAACCTCTCAGCACAAATTGAATTTGCAAGACGCGGCGCAGCTGCACATGGTCGCAAAATTGACCAGTTGCTAGTCGCTGAAGCACTTGCAAACAGTTTGACCACAAGCACAGCTGGTGCTGCAATCACCCGAGACATCATTCTTGAGATGCGTGAAACATTGTTGAAAAACTATGCGAATCTTTCTCAGATGTTCTTGGTGATCAACCCAACTCAAGAGAGCAATCTTTTGAAAATTTCTGAGTTCAGCAATCACGATGTGTATGGACCTTCAGCACAACCGATCGCGTCTGGCCTCGTGGGCTCTTTGTATGGTGTTCGTGTTGTTGTTTCCACCTTCCTTGCTGACACAGAATATTTCATGATGGATTCAGAAGGTCTTGCAATTGCATTCCAGCAACAACCAAGAATGGCTCAACAGCCTGAAATTGCCTATGGAACAGATGCTGTTCGCGTGGCAATGGATCAAATTCTTGGTGTGTCTGTCATGCAAGATGTTGCAACACCTGGAATATCTGATTTGATCATCAAAGACAACAATATCTAATATGATTTCTGGAAGTACCAGATTAATCCCAAACTATGTTAAGTCGCGCACTCCAGAAGGGGTGCGCAGACTTTTCCTTCAAAGACAAGCAATGAAAAGAAAGCAATTTGTTGTTCTTGGAAATCCTGTCTTTGATGGTGAATTCTGGTTTGTTTGGTTTACTGAAGAAGTCACAATGCTTGACGTCTTGAGTCAATCAAATAAAGAAGGCGAAGGCGGTGACTGATGGCAACATTCAGTGAGCTTCCATATGTTCTTCAGACAAGGGAATATGAAAAGTTTGAATTGACAGCTGCTGGTGAAGTTGCTGTGAGAACCTTGTCAACTCCCAGTGGGTTGAACACAGCTGGATTGATTACGGAAGTCACATTGAATTCATTGACATGGACAGCACTTCCATTGTCAAGTTTAGCAGGACGAAATGCTATGGGAATTCAAAACACTTCAAATTTAGAAATCAAAATAAATTTTGACAGCGGCATACTTGGATATGTTGGGTGGAGAGTTGCGCCTAATGGTGAATTGTTTCTTGATGTCAGGCAGGATGTGATTGTCTATGCAAAATCAAAGAATGGAAATCCTGTTGTGACAATATTAGAGGTTTCTTAAAATATGGCCTTTTTAGGTTCTAGTATATTAGCATCAGACAGTGGTTCACCTTTCTTCAGTGAAGTGAAGACGGTGACAACACCTGGTGTGAAGCAAACCTTGCTGACATATACTGTTCAGGTGAATGAACAACTTGCCTTGAGTCAGATTTATTTGACGTGCAGACAGTCTGGATTTTTCGAATTGAAAAGTGATGGTGATCTGATTGCGAGTGGAAGAACTGGACCTTCATCTTTGAATGTGAATTTTTCGTTTTTTCCATTCAGAAATATAGATTCTGGAAAAGTTCTTGT